GGCGGCTTGAAGAGCCTCAGTACGAGCGATCACCTCGGACCTATATTTGAGGTAACGTTCTCGGTACCGGCCAACCATACGATCAATCTGGCCATCTGTCAATGGCTTACCATTATTGATTGCACGTCTGACGGTGCCATCAAAACGGCGATCTCGAAGGCCACGTTCCAAGGCCTGGCGATTGTTCTCCCGAAGAAGCCGACTGTAGTTATTGACGGCTGCCTCTTGACGGGAAGTTAAGCCGATCGAATCGCGGAACGCCCTGGCCTGTGCTCGAGGGTTGAGTCCCTCCCTGACGCCTCGAATCAACGCTTGACGAGTAGCTTCCGTTTGCTCACGGGTGAACTCACGAACGAAGTTGAGCTGGTTGTTCTGCATGATACGAACAGCTCGCTCATTGACCACGTTGAAAGTAACAACGAGGGGCCGGGTATATCCGGACAGCACTTGCGCCGTGTCCTGACCCGCCTCGATATACCCGGCATTGTATCGACTGGCAAGCTGCTCGACATGAGCACGGATGACGTTGAAGGCTTCCTGCTGTTGGCCTGTTTCGATCAGGCGAGTTAGTCTGGCAACGGTCAGATCGTTCTTGACGAGGGAGAGCATATTCTGAAACTGTCGGCGGAAACGCGGCTCAAGGGTATCTACCAAGCGGAACAACCGCTGGGCTGGATCCCTGAATTGACGCTTCTCTAAGACCGAACTTGACATTCGTAAGTAGCTCCCGCCGGATCACGCGCCGGAACGGTAACGATCCGCCACGTCTGTCCCTCGGCAACGATCTGGTCATTGACCTCGGGAATCTGACCGTCCTGGATCGTGTCACCCAGGACAACGATCTTCTTATCACCAGCCCTCACACTCGTTCCATCGATCTGACGCGCCATGTACTCGTCAACCCAACCCTTGGCGGTGTACGAGGCCTCAGCCTTGGTCTCACCCGCGGTGAGGTTGCCAGAGCGCGATGACCCGGACGCCTTGATCAGGGTAACATCGAAGACGAGGGGCCCGAGAGCGTTGGCGATTGCCTGGGAGATTCCTGCCCTGAAGATGTCAGGCATTAGAAGACCCCCTCACTGCGCCCATAGTCGCCGATCTGGGATTCGGCATCGGACCCGCTGGCAAACGGCCCGCTGAAGAGAGCGCCCTCGAGGTACTGACCGATCAGCTCCTGGACGATCGTCGGGAACCTCGTTCCGCTCGTCCCTGTGGCGAAGTACTCGATCTCAGCAGACCCAGCCTTCAGGCTCTTGATGTTCGAGCCAGTGCTGTTCTGATCCTGCACGGCAGCGTTGCTGATGAGCTGAAGACCCAACTCACAGGTCGCGTCCAGCACGAACTGAGGGACCGTCGTCTCATCGATGGGCTGGCCTTCCTCATCCACAAGGCCTGACCTCGGCCAGTCGAGCACCTGAGTCGGTGCCGGCTGATACTTCTCGCCCAGCCACCTCTGACGATCGAGCATCCGAGTCGCCGTGACCAACGCGGAGGTCTTGTCGTTGTTACTCGCAGAACGCCAAGCCGAAGCATGGATAGCGTGCTGAAAGTAAGTACTGGCTGTGGCTACGTCAACGTAGCTATTCGTTCCCACTACCAGAGCCATCGGGTACCTCCTCGTCCTCTAGCTCGTTATTCTCATCCGGCTCTTCGGGTTGCGGCATGTCCCCAGGCTCGGGCTCATCCGGCTTGTTGACCATGGCGTCCACCTCTTCCTCATCCATGTCTTCGATACGAGGTAGACCCAGCAAGTCGCGGATCTCGTTAACCACGGGATCATCGATTGCGAGCGGAGCCCCCGCGCTGGCGAGATCGTTGAGCGCCTGGGTGATCTCGGAGATCTCGTGGAACTTCACGGCAGACGGCATGAGGTCCGGCATGAGGTCGGGATCAAACCCGTTCAACTTCCACATGGGACCGAGCAAGTCCTTCTGGAAGCTCTCCTTCAACTCGGCCAGACAAGACTCAACGATCAGGAAGAAGTTGTGCGACTTGTCCTCGGACAACGCTCGCGAACCGGAAGGACCTTCGCCAAGGAGCAACCCCTCAACACCCAGGATACGCGCGGCCTCATGGGTAAGCCGGCGGATCGCCTCGCCAACCTCTTTCATCCCCGTGCTCGATCCCTTGAGCAGCTCGAGGTCCCACTGCTTCACCTGGCTGGGCGTTCCCTTGTCATCAGTCGTCTGATAAGTGAGGGAGTCGAGCAGCAGCCCGGTTTCCGGCTGGCGGATATGGTTTTCCACGAAGTCCTGCATGACCTGGAGCGCATCGTCCATCTGCGCCTTGGTCATCTTGTTCTCGTTGACGAGCTTCTGGAGCAGTGCCTTCGGTGCGCGACCGACCGGGATACCTCGGAGATCGGTCTCGAAGCCATACCCCTCGAGGTTCTCATAAGCCCGAAGCCTGTCCGTCACCGGGACCAGGTGACGAAACAGCCCGAGCCCTTCCGGCGAATCATCGAGCGTGTCGTCCACAACATAGACGAGCTTGGTGCGCGGGATCGGAATCTCACGATAGGTCTGTGGATCAACCTGGACGACTCCGACGATCCTGCCGTTCTCGTCCCTGTCCCACTTGTCGATCGTCTGCTGAGGCCTGGGCTCAACATCGAGGAACCCAATGACTCCGTCCTCGCGCATCTTCGCAGTCCACTCTTGGATGCTGAAGCCATAGAACTTATACATGGCAGCACGGCGAACAACCCGACGCCACGGAGTCTCCATGTCATCGAGTACTTCCGTAACCAGGTCGGCCATCTCTTTGGCCTTAGGACTGTCGTCCACAGGCTGGGCGGTCCACTCGGCACGCGCTATCAGGTTGAGGAAGTACCTGACCCCCGCGCCAACAATGGCAACGTTGACGAGGGTGTCCGAGAAAGTAACATACCGCCGAGTTCCCGACAGCTTCTGGTTCTTCTCGTTGCGCTGGATGAGCCCGCCGTAGATCGCTGTGCCCGGTGCACCAACCTTCTCTGTCGGGTTGATGTTACCGTAGTCGACTTGCAGATCTCCGCCAGTAGAGCGACCTAGCGACCTGACCTTCTCAATGATACTAGCCATTTGCTTTCACCACCTGTGGTCCTAAGGCAACAAGGTCATTGCTACTGGCCGGCACAAGCGCATGGAAGGCGCGACTCGCAGCGTCTGTCTGATCTTTGAACTCGCTGAACGGGAAGACGGTGAGCTCATCGAGGAAGTCCTGTATCCACAGACCACGGATGAGCTTGACGTTACCTGCTCGAGCTTGACTGGCGAGAGCCTCAGCACGAGTTTCCTTGCTCCCGCTTTCAGTCGAGTAGCGAACTATGTAGCCAACGAGCTGGCGAACGAGATAGCGAACCTGGGCCTTGCCCGCCTGTCCGGGATCCTGGGGAATATCGATCTCAACGCTTGGCCCGTCTGCGGCTGCGGTGTCCTTGATCATCTGCTCAGCACCCTCTGGCGGACGCTTGTCACGATTGACATGCTCTATATAGAACACTCCATCAGTGCCGCGGCTCATCCTGCAAGAGGCTGTATAAGGACTCTTTTTCGTCTCTGTGCCGGCGAGGTCCCACCCACGAACTGTCTTGACGGCATCAACCGGCATCTCATCGAGGATCTCGAACCAGTCGCGCTTGAACATCCCACCACCGCGAGGCGCTGGGCGTTGCTGGAACTGGGCAGCTGAAGCGTATTGCCCAAGCACTGCCTTGTCACGGCGAACAACCTCATCCGTCATGTAGGTTGGCCACAATAGCTGACCGTCATCATTACGCGGATCCTCGAAGCCGATGCACGTAACACACTTCCGCTCCGGCTCGAACTCCATCGGTAACATCAGGTGCTCGTAGCCAAGCTCCTTGGACATGATGTATCCGGCAACGTCCTTCTCATGGACACGCTGCATGATGACGATGATAGCCGACTTCCGTGGGTTGCTGAGTCGAGTAGGAACGACCTCACGGAACCACAGGAGGCTAGCTTCGCGCTTGGCCTCGCTCTCGCCGTCTTTGATGTTGTGTGGATCGTCGATGATGAACCGGTCACCGCGTTCACCAGTACCAAGGCCACCGACCGAAGTCGCGAGCTTGAAGCCTGCACGATCAGTCTCGAATTTAATCTTGGCGTTCTGATCTCCGACAAGTTGGAATCGGTGGCCCCAGATTCCTTGATACCACTCAGACTGGAGGATGTTACGGCAGCGGCGATTGTCCCTGATCGTGAGTTCGGCGGAGTACGAGGATGAGACGTAGCGAATGTCCGAGCGATTCTTGGGCCCCCATTCCCAAGCGGGCCAGAAGACATTAGTCGTTAGGGACTTCATGCAGCCCGGCGGAACGTTGATCAAGAGTCTGGTAATCTCGCCACGAGAAACGGCTTCGAGGTGCTCACAGACCGCGTGAATATGCCAGCCATCTACAAACTCGCGGCCTGGCTCCAATACCGGCCACGCTCGTTTGATGAATCCGACGAGGCTTTCTTCCGAGTCAACCCGATCCAGCTCCCTCAGAACTGCTGTCGGATCGAGTTGCTCGAGTAACGATCGCTCGGAGCTCATCCCGATCTTCCTTGCTCAGAGTAGACAGGTCGAGTGGCAGTCCCTCGAGTCCGGTATGCTCTGTGGTTACTACGTCTCGCTGGCCAAGGTACTGCTTGCCGAGGAAGATGGCCATCGTGGCATTGCTGCTGGCGAGGTTCATCTGCTTTCTACGCAAGCTGATCTTACCCATCTCTCGGCCGTTCTCCCATGCCTCCTTGACGGCAGGATCGGTGCGGAGTAGTTCACGAAAGGTGGCGACACGGATGCCGAGGAAACCAGCAGCTTCCCGAGGCTGGCACTGAAGGTGGCCAAGCCTTTCGACATCCTTCAGACGTATACGTTTCTTAGCCATAACGGTACCAACATACAACTGATCCGCCCATAATGTCAACAATGAACCAGGACACAAAGATTTCTCTTGACAGTGGTCGCAGCATCGCTTAAAATTATTGAGTAGGAGGTGATCTATGGCAAGACGACGGAAGTCGAAGATCGGACGACCCAAGCGGGAACGCAAGCTTACGTCCGATGAGAAGAAACGGTTCGAGTTACAAGCCCGATCATCGTCGGGCACAATCGATGGTCCGAGGTTCGGGTTCAGCACTCACTATCAAGGTAAGGTCGATTGCTGCGTGTTCCGAGCTAGGTTCGCTGCTCACGTCTACTTGATGGCAATGCTCGAAGACGATGAGTTCGATTGGGTGTCCGACGAGGAGCTGGTAACGTTCGATGGCATGAGGATCCGAGGAATCGGCCTCAGGAGCATCTACGACTACAAGCTCAAGAAGGTGGAGCAGACGCACTACTCGCTAAGCGAGGACCACAAGAAACGCTGCTTGTCCATGCGACTGTCTGGCCCGGCCCGTCCCTTTCTCGAAGGCGAGACTCAAACTCGCAGGCGAACGAAAAGCCGGAAGTACATGATCAAGATTGAGGCCATCGCCGAAGAGCTGGACATGACCCCCCGCGCGTGTCGAGGTGCGCTGAGAAGAGAACGAGTCGAGAAGCCTGAATGGGGGTGGGCCTGGGAGACCCGCGAGGAAGCCGACAAGATCAAGCGCCTGATCTCGGGCAAGCGCGGTATCACAATCGATCTGAGCAAGGCGGAGAAGCCCGATGAAGATTAACTACGGCATCAATCGCTCCCTGCCGTCCGAGGGCAAGAAGAAGCGGCGGATCGAACATCAGTGCCACACGATGACGATCCGCACTGCCTTTAGCTGGGAAGACGACTTCCTGCACCAGGCGATCCGACGCAAGATCAAGCGACGGCATCCTGGGTGGATGATCACTGGCTACTGCGAAGCGAGGCCGAGATGAAGTATGATCCGCTCCATGACATGCTGTGGTGGGTTCGACCCGACAAGCCGCGACGAGTCGTCCGAGTAATGATCGGAGATAAATGTTACAACGTGCCGCTCGTCCTCGTCGCCCGGATCGTGTCAGTCGTCTCGCTGGGATCGCTCCTTTACCTGCTGGCAATCAAACTTCTGGCAACTGACCTGTTCTGGTGGCTGCGGAGCTAGCTGGAATGATTCTTGATGCTCGTGCCCATTGCGTCGTTTTTCACCCATCCTCCGTGCAATTCGCACAACCGCCAATCCACAACAAGGAACGACTGGGAACCACAAGGAACATGGCGCCGTCATGTGGAATTGGCCATGGGTTTGCTACATTGTGTGTGAACTCGAACAAAGGACACG